TGTGCTGTTGTATCTGGTGTCGTTGTAGATATCGGGATCATCGAAAGATTCGGTGTTCCGTCTGTATTCTTAGTTACGGGGAACTGATCGCCAGATGGTGCACCCTCAACATATTTAGATGTTGCATCCGCACCGGCAGAAGCTAATACAATACCAGTGTTTGTTAACTGACCACTTGTTGGGTCTTTTACGTAAATTCCCCACTTACCAGTTGTTGGGTCTTGATGATAAACACCAGGAACCGTCTGTTGTGTGGCGGGCAAGGTATCTGCCTGTGCGCTTGGGATTACTGCATCTAACACCATCTTAACCGCATCAGTTGGCGTCATTGTTGGATCTTTTGCCAATAACGCATTGTATGCAGCAATTTGTTCTGGTGTAGTTAATTGACTTTGTGCCGCAGCATTAATGTTCGTTGCTGCTGCGCCAGGATCAACAATCTGTTCTGTTGCTGTTATTGCTTGTGCTAATTCAGATGGTATACTACCATTTTGTGTTGCCTGAATATACATATTTTGTGCGTTAACGCCAAGGTTAGCTACAGGACTATTTGCTATTGTCAGTGCCTGATTTATTGATAAGCCTTGTGAAGTAGCATTATTTAATGCTGCCTGCTGAGCATCCGTTAAACTATTAACCTGGTTTGCCACTTTAAACGCATCAGCTGGGGCAACATTACTGTTGTTAACCTGATCAAAGAAGGTTTGAACAGCCGTCGTGCTCATTGTCGCAAGCTGTGGTGCGTATGTCAATGAGTCAGTGGCTGACAATCCCATCTGATTAGCAAAGCTAAAATAGTCTTGCTGATTTGTTGGTAACGCATTAACGGTAGTAGCTAACTGTAATGAGTTAGTTGGGTCACCGTTTGTCTTAAAATCACTGTTAAAGCCTTGTTGCGCCGCTGTCGACATTGTGCCAGATTGTTGTACCGCGTCTTGCACTTTTGTAGTGTAGTCGCTAATCTGTGTCTGGGCTTGTTTTGCAGCAGCATCTAACTGGGTATTTGCATCTGTAATAGCCTGTGTTTGACCAGTATAGTTTGTAGTTATATTTTGGTACGCTTGATAATTTGTGTTATATGTATCACCAGCGGTTTGTGCAGCTACTTGCAAAGTACTTAAATTACTCTCCTGGCTATTTAAACTTGTGGCCAGGGTATTAATTTGATCTGCTAAACTATTTGCAGTTGTTACATCATTAGCTGCTTTAGCAGTATTATATTGGCTGACTAAATCAGTATATTTATTATAATCAGAATTATAGCTATTGTATGCTGTTGTGTAAGCATCATTAGCACTGATCAAATTATTATACGAAGTCTGCGCAGATTGATAAGCAGGCTGAACAGTATTGGTGTAATAATTTTGTTGTTGTGTTTGTTGGCTATTAATCCCATTAATAGCTTGGTTAATTTGAGACGCAATATCTGTACCGGTTTTAGATAAATACTGCGATACACCTTGCGCAACATCAGTATTTTTTAATGTTGATCCAATTTGCGACAAACTAGTATTAACAATACTATTAACAAACGAAGCACCAATGTTTTGACCGGCCACCGCTGAAGCACTTGTAGCTCCAGCAATTTTACCGGCAATTGATGATATTGTTGATCCTGCACCAAGATCTTGCGCACCAACATTAACTGCACCGCCAACCGTAGTACCAACTCCAGCAGCCAAACCAGACAATAACGATTGGTTAATATTGCCAGTGGTTATCAAACTCTTAGCTGCAGCGCCGACGGAGTTACCAGCAGCGCCAGCTAAAATTTGTTGCGTGGCGCTATTCATAACACCATCTAATTCAGCACCATAGGCACCAGCGTAAGCAGTGGCTAATACCGATGGCGCCACACCAGCTGATGCTGCTTGTGCCATACTGTTAGCTACTTCAGGCGCCAAGTTATATGATTGCTGTAATGTATTAGCAATCTGATCTGGTGGAATGCCTTGAGCTACCATATTGGTAGCGTCTTGCGTTGCCATAGATGCCGTGCTATCTGCGGCGGGGGCCAACAAATTGCTACTAACCACGTTAGCAATATTAGAAGCTAAATAAGTTGTGCCCGCTGATATGGCGGCTTGTTGTAAGTTGCCACCGTTAGCAACGGTATCAGCGGCCGATATCAATGGTAATAATTCTGGGTTACCAGTAGCAACTGCCGCTATTTTAGCAATTGAACCAATTGGATCATTAATTGCCGCCTGACCTACTTTTTCAATAGTCTGGCCAATAGATTGAACTGCATTGCCAACAGCACTTGCAGCGTCGCCGATTGCATTACCGACATCACTTACGGCATTAGAGATTGCTTGCGCTACGCCACCCATTATAGAGCACCTTTATCGGTCGGTTGCGCTCTATCAGGCAGCCCACCTTTATGGGGATCACCTAAATTTACCGTCACAATATAATCGCCATTTGCAGCTTTTTGTACTTGATATCCCATATTAGGAAATGGCCGATGGCGTTTTACATATTTAAAAATACCCAATAAAGAGGAATCACTAAATTGAGTAACTAATGTTTTAAATCCAGCTAAACCAATTGCCTTAGTAAATACCAAAGAGTTATGCAAATAGTTTGGAATTGTATCTGCGTTGATGGCTCTAAATTGTGCAATCTTGCCATCTTGCGGCGATTGGTGCACCACAAAAATGGTATTACCTTCTCTCATCATCAAAGCCTTCATCTGATGAGCTTCTAATACCAGACTGGCTTTGACCTGCTCGGCAGTGTACTTGCCGCCAGTTTCCTTAGCAGCAATGGCAATTATCTCGTCTTGAGATAACTTCTGATGTTTTGAATTAACAAGAGAAGACACAACAGCTATTATTTTGCTGTTTGTGCCTTAGCTGCCAAGGCCTCTTCAACGGCCTTCTTGAACTCAGGATTGATGGCATTCTCATCAGTCTTGTGTTTTGCCAAGATAGCGTCAGCAACGGCTTTATCGTTGAGGTACTTCATTGTTTGTTGTCCGTGCATTTTGATTCCTTTGGTTATTGTATCTACTTATATTAATGCAAAAAGTGCGTACTAGACGCCCTAAAATTAAGCATTTGGCTTATTTACTATCAGGGTAAACTCATTAGCCCAGTCCTGCCAGTTTTCATAAGCCTCTGGGTTTGGCAGTGGAAACGGCTGGAATGTTGCCAGACTAGCCATATGCTGGGCGGCTTGTCTCCAATTTTCCTCAGGTTGGAACATAATATGTTCTTGGCTGTAATAAATGGCTAGATTGCCATTCCAGTCATCCCAAGACATATGCTGAGTTGTACATGGAAAAAACTGCGGAATAACGTTTTGCTTAGGGGCGCTCATCACCGTACTCGGCCGTAATGACTAATTTACCCATCTCAAAATTACCACCAAGGGTATTAGATTCAAACTTTAATTGAATTAGGCGATGCTCAACACGCAGGTCAATTTTACCAGTGTTTGGGTTAAAATAATATGGGCCTGAATCTTGCTCATCTTCAGTCATTGTGCCACTAGCAAATTTACGACCCAAGATAGTCATTGACATTTGGCCAGACTGTAAAAAGTTTGGCTCTACACGACGGATGTGCATACGACGGTTGACACCAATTAAAGAATCACCGCCGGGGGTTCCAGAAATCCAACTAATATCACTAGTGGTAATACTGGAGTAAATTGCTGTCTCGCCGTTTAGTGCAATTTGGTTTTGGCCATATTCATGTTGCCACAAATTGTAACCACCAGTGACATAGTAAACTGGTTGACCAACAACTGGCAATGGCGAGATTGCAGTTGACACTGTTACTAAAGTAACCCCAGGGGGTTTAACCGTAGTATTATAAATGTTTTGACTGCCAGTGATTAAATAGGTTGGGTTTTGTGGGACATTTGAAAACGTTACACTATCACCAGGGCTAAATGTTGCTGTTTGATCTCCAGCTAAATAAAATTGATTTGAAGCTGGGGCCGGTAAACTGGCTGGGTGTGCAATCACATCAACTGCTGTACCGAGTATGGGGTCGTAATTCCAATCAATCCAAATTGGATTAGGAAACAATTCTGTGGTGTATCCACAAGAGCGTTGCGCCCCTACCGCTTGGCCAGCATCGTACCAGATCTTATCTTTGACATTATAGATAATAGCATCAGTACACTCAGTAGCGGTGCCACGGGGATAAAAGAACCAAATCTCATTGTAGCGGGGCACTTTAGTGGCCCATACTTTTTGACGTTGCTCGTAGTTGATGTTATCAAACAGGTAATTTACGTTCTTATCATTAGGGAGAACCTGCACGCTACCGTTGTATACATAGAAACGGTCAATACCCATCCACCAATAAGCGCCGTCCATTTCAACCACAGCATTGGAAGACATGATTGAGATTTGGCTAGAAACAATATCGTAGTTCCAGTAGGTTGATGGGACAGTAGAAGCTGTTGAACCCGCCGGATTAAAGGTAACACGAATTAGACTATCTGTGGCCCAGAACAAACCGGACGGAGCATTAGTACCTCCGCGCATTGGTAGGCCTTTAACAATCTTAGAACTACCAACGTTAACTTGGTTGGCTAAAGGTCCGTTCCAATCATAAAAATTTTGATTCCCATAAGTACCATTAACATTATTGTTAGCGATAAACCCATGAGAGCCATACACGAAAATAAATGGATACAGGACACAGACACCTCCGTCAACAGAGATTGGTTTGTATGTTGGGAATTGTCCTTGGCTATCTGACAATCCAGTAAATGACCAACTATAATTGTTGCCTGGGGTAATTTGCCCAATCAGTACTTGACTTGCAACGCCACTATCAATATTAACTAAATCTTTAGCTGGATGCGCGAGCACATACAGCTGTCCGCCATATGGACTAAACTGCGCATCAAACTGCCAGTTGTTTAAGTAAGGACCGTTTACTGGGTCTGGTGTAAATACGGCATTGCTTGTTAAATAAACAGTATTTGCGTTAGATGGAACTGTACCACCAGTCAAAGTTACTGTTGTAACATTTGAGCCATAAGTTGCAGATGAAACAGTAAAAGTTGTAGCATTACTGGTTTGCTGAAATATGAGATGGCTAGTATTTGGGAATGTGGCTACTGCGTTACCACTGATAGTAATGGTAGAGGTGATTGAGTTACTATTTGCAACCGGGACAAAAGAAGTGCCAGGTAAAATAGTAACTGGGAATGGGCCACTACCAGTTGCAAAAGTTGTACCAGTTGTAAATACATCTAGTTCTTTATAGTTACCCGCAAAAATATAGTTTACGCCATTGTATGGTTGTGCCACCATACCACGATAAATACCGACCAAGCTGGTAAAGATTGAGCGATAGCCACCCATCTTTTTGGGAACACCACGCTGAAAACGACACCACACACCGTCGGTGTACTCGTCGGTTTCAAAGTAAGTACCATCACGTTTGATACCCGCTGGAACTGCTAATGTATAGATCCGGGTAAACTGTGAGGTATCTTGCTGAACATTATCAGCTGCCATTTAGAACGTCCCGCCACTAATTGATTTAGCGTTTAATGATGCAAGTACATTGACTGCTGGTGCAGAAGGATTTGATCCATCCATATTGACAATCTCAGAACCGTTTGCAGTTAAACCTAAAACACCAGTACCGACTAAATACATACCGCTGGTTGTATCGTTATTGAACGAATACGCTGGCAACGATTGTGTACCATTAGATGCGTAAAATAAACCAGTGGAAGAAGCTGTCAATACATACAAATTTGTACCGTCACTTAATACAGTAAAAATATTACCGGCTGATAAAATGATTAGTGTCTGTGTGCTACCTTGACATTGGAAAGTAATATTATAACCCGTTTGATTGGTATTATTTACCAAAATATAAATCTGGGTAATAGCTGGCAATGTTACTGCTAGGTTTTGTGTACGAGTACCAGACTGTGCAATGTAAGTCTGGATAATTGGGGCGTATGATGTTAGGTTAAATGTGTTACCAATAATGGTGTCCACATCGTATGTTGCTGAGTTAAATGTTACAGCAGATGGAGCAACCCAACCAACAGTAATGAAACCACCCGCAGTAGCATCATAGAAAATAAATCCGGAATCACCTGGGTTGGTAACAATTTCGCTTGTGTTATTAATTAAAGCTGGAACTGGGGGGATAATAGCAAGACTACCAGTACCATTATTTCTAAAGCCAATATACCAACCATAGCTTAGTGTCTGTGGTGTTGGTAGATTAAATGTACCAGCACCACCATTCCAAACAAAAGTTGCAGCACGGCTGGTATCGCTAATAACTGGTGTAGACGTTACATCAACGGTATTTTGTGAGGTGGCTAACTTACCGTTAACGGTAGTTAAACCAGCACCAGCTAGTGTGGCTGCATCGGCATATGATGTACCAGCAGCAAAAGTTACATTTCCCCAGATACCACCAGGAGTAGTATTATCAGTAAGATAAAAATACTTTGAAATACCACTAGGTACACTAACGGAGTTTGCACCCGTATAGTCTTTAATTGTGAATGTATTTGAGCCAAGGTTACGGAACAAGATATCCGCGCCAACTGTTCCCTGATCAGCTTCCGGTAAAGTAATGACAGCAGCATTTGCATTAGCACTAGTACAAACGCAATCGATAATGCGAGCAGCAGGTATTTCACCCACACCTTGATTAACAATGGAAGGCCAATAGAGGGGCGTAACTGAACCAAAAGAGAGTGCATAGTAAGATACATCCGTTGGGGTAACAACGGTGCCTGTAAAGGGCGATGTGTAGACTGGAGTTGTCATATTTTAAGGTTCCTGAACCGTAGTATTGCGATCCACGCGGCGAGCATCGTCTTCTTTTTTGAGCGCTGCAAGTGCATCAGTGTAGTATTGTTTCCAGACAGGTAATTTATCAAGTGCTTTTAAGTAGCCTTGGGCTTGCAACAATGAACCATAAAGCATCGCTTGTGGTGCAATTTGTGTCCACAAGTTTTGTTGATTGTTTGCGTCCAGGGGTTGAATTTCAGCAAAGTAAATAATCTCTACTGGATAATTTTGGTCTGGTTTTGGTGCGAAATTCCAGTTGCTATAATCGTAATCAGAATAATAAATTGGCTGCGCGTTAGTTGATTCAGATTGATACTGGGCCACGTAATCTTGGCTACGTAACAAAATAGGCTCGCCGTTAACTTTCATTGATACTGTCTTGCGCCAGCGTGATGGTTTATTGAGAACAGTTTGATTTGTTGCTAAGCTAGTCTCCACCACAATTAACTGCATGAAAGTCTTTAACTCAGCAGCAATTGACGACTCAGTAAGTGCAATCAGGTTGGGGATCTGCGCAATAAAGTCAGCATCGTCCCGCTCCATGTATTGCTGGATGTTAAGAACGAGGCTGTCGTAGGTCATTATCACTGACATTTAATTACCTCGTATAGTAAGAAATATTAGGTTGGAAGTAGATCGGAGACTTATCACGATCCTCATCTTCAAACTCTTGACGTGCCTGCATGGCCAGCTTCTCTAAGTACTGAACACGTTGCAGATCAATACCGGGTAACTGCATCGCTAACTTGTGCGATAAGGCAGCCTGCATGTAAGGGATGACACGGTCAGGCATGTATAGTTCATTTGTCAATGAGCCAACATCTTGGGGTTGCAATTCCAGGATCATTTCAAATACCTGGAAGTTGTTGTTTGGTACTGGCCATAGCGCCATCTGTGGCACGATCTGACGATCGAACCAGTATTGCAGTGTGCGTTGGCTTGGGAATTGTTTATTAGGCAAGTCAAAGTAATCAGTACGGTTCAGACGAGCCATTGGGATTACTTGTTGTGATTGCGCAAATTGGATAGCGCGTAACGAATAGGTTGAGCTAGTGTTACGGTTTTGAAGGCGATAATAATAGAAACCCTGAGTTGGGTTTACTTGGAAGTATTGCCATTGAAAATCAGACAGCGTGGCGTCTGGGAAAGATTGCCAAGTTGTCCAATTAATACCATCATTACTGACTTGTAAATCCAGTGAGTAGGTAGTGGTGGTGTTTGGTGAGTAAGCATTAAAACCAATGTAGAACAGACGAGTACCTTGGCCATAAGCTGCACCAAAGTAGTTTTCTGATAACGTGGTTGTTGCGTGTAGCAACAAGTTGGCGTTATTGGTCTGATCAAACAACGCAGGAACGTTGCCATTATCGGCAGGCAAATAACCAGAGACCGCAGGGTTTGTGATATAAACCCAGTTTGCTTCTAACACATCCACGCAGTTAGCAGGCATGGTTAAAAACTGCTGGTTGGTTTGTGCACCAATAATCTCAATCTTTTGCAACCAGATATTGATGCCGCGGTTGACTGAGTTTTGCAAGACATAAAACAGGGCCTGCTTACCAGCGTTAACTAACTCGGGCGTCATCTCTTCTGCGGTTCTACCCGCATCACGATAGGCGTACGAAATTAGTTGATCGACATTAACTGTTGTCTGGTTGTATGTACCTGAGTAGGCCATGGATTAACGTCCTCGGCCAGCGGCCTTTTTCATTACTTTTTGTGGTAGGTTTGCTTTGGCTTTACCAGCCTTAACAAATTCTTTCCCCACTTTTTTGGGAATGCCTAGTGTGCTTTTTCCAGCAGCGGCTGCATACATCGCAGCTTGCTGGTCTTTGGATTTGATTGGCATATTACTTTTTCTTTACCTTACCGCCGCGTTTTTTAGCAACAGAATCAGATTTAGTTTCTGCTTCTTTGTCTTTAGCAGCAGCAGCTTCTTCTACTTTTGCATCTTTAGCTTTTTCGTTGCTGTATATTGCGGCAGCTGTTGGAAGACCAAATAATGCGCCCGGAAATAAACCTGCTGCAATTTTTCCAATTTTGCCACCGGGTGCGTATTTTTTAACTTTACCGCCGCGTTTTTGGCCGCCAGGGATAGTTGAACCGCCGGGCATGCTGCCTGGATTGCCTGCACCAATGTTAGATGTCATTGGGCTTGGGTTCATACCACCCTGGTTAATAA